TGGTCAGTTTCGCCGGCTTGAGTTCCGATAGCCACCGCGTTGGTTCCTTGCCCGGTACCAGCCGCCACAGCAGTTCGCCCGGCTCGAAATCCAATAGCCACCGCGCTTTCTCCTTGATCGACATTACCGGCTTCATTACCGATAGCCACCGCGCTGTCTCTTTGACTATCGTTACCGGCATTAGATCCGATGGATACCGCGCTAGTTTGTTGATCAGTAGCACCGGCGCTATTTCCGATGGCCACCGCCCCGCCTCCTTGATTATTGTTACCGGATTGAAATCCAATAGCCACCGCGAGGGTTCCTTGTCCGGTAGCGCCGGGGCCGGTTTGACCGGCTTGATTTCCGATAGCTACCGCATTGGCGCTTTGATTGTCATTACCGGCTTGGGTTCCAATAGCCACCCGTTTGCTCCTTGCCCGACACCGGCGCTGCCGGTTTGACCGGCTTGAAATCCGATAGCTACCGCATTGTCGCTTTGATCGGAGTTACCGGCTTCAAATCCGATGGCCACCGCGCTGGTTTTTTGATCAGTTTGTCCGGCTTGATTTCCGATGGCCACCGCGCTTGATTCTTGATCAGTTTGACCGGCTTGATTTCCGATAGCTACCGCAAAATTTCCTTGCCCGGTACCAGCCGCCACAGCAGTTCGCCCGGCTCGAAATCCAATAGCCACCGCGCTGTCTCCTTGATTGTCATCACCGGCTTGGGTTCCAATAGCTACGGCGTTTGCTTGTTGGGTGTCGTTTCCGGCTTGCTGACCAATAGCCACCGCGCTAATCTTTTGAGCAGTTTGGCCGGCTTGATTTCCGATAGCTACGGCGTTTGCTTGTTGATTGCGAGTTGGATCTGCTGCAACCCCCGTCCCTGCCTGGCTTCCGATAGCAATCGCGTCGCCTCCTTGGTCAAATTCCCCGGCTTGATTTCCGATAGCTACGGCGCGGGCGTTTTGATCCCTGTTACCGGTTCCAGCTCCGATAGCCACCGCGCTGGGTCCTTGGTTATCGTTACCAGATTGATTTCCGATAGCTACCGCAGCGTCTCCTTGGCCATTTACCGCACCGGCTTCATTACCGATAGCCACTGCTGTTGCTCCTTGAGACGCCGCACCAGCGTTTATTCCGATGGCCACCCCGCCGATGCTTTGGGTTAGTGTGCCGGCATTTAACCCGATGGCCACCGCGTTGATTCCTTGAGTGCCGTTCCCGGCGTTATATCCGATAGCCACCGCGCCTGATTGTTGGTTGCTTTGCCCGGCTGTTCTGCCGATAGCCACGCCGAAAATGCCTTGGGTATTGTTACCGGCACCTAATCCGATAGCTACCGCGCTTGATCCTTGATTAATTTCCCCGGCATCAGTCCCTAAATGAACTTCGTCGCCGCCTACTTCCCATGCTCCAGCACCGGTATTGTCCCAAAATAAATATTCAGAGTAATTACTACCGGCAGGTAATACCCCGCCGGGACCGGCTCCTCCTGCATTGACGAGGGGCCATTTTAATTGACCGATAATCGCGCGATTTGTGGTTAAATCGTTGGTTTCCACAGTCGTTAAAACTTGTGGTCCTTGTGAATTTCTATCTACTAGAAAAGACATTTATTAGAAAACACACAAAAATAAATAGTAAAAATGATACTAGAAAAAATACTTGAAATAAATTTAAAGATTTTGAGTTTGACAGATATTTTAAAACTTTCTGAATGTAACAAAAACATTCATCAAATAGTTTGGAATCATATAAAATACTTTTTGACGAATATGGAAAAGATTTTTCCATGTCAAACAATGTTTTCCATTAAATCTTGTAATTCTTGTAACTATATATTCAAGGACCCTTCAGAAAGTCATCAATTGTGTTATACACAAGATGATTTACCTCGTAGACAAATAATAGTTTGTAAAAATAAGTGGCAATGTAAACTACACGGATTGTATACCAGAAACATAGATTCTGGAAGACAAGGAAATTTTTACTCCATTAAAAGACTACTCCAACCATATACTTTTGTAAAAATTCCTCGCAGTAACGGATCTTTTTCCAGTGCCAAAATTTCCGCTTTACATGTCGTTCATATTAGAAAAAACGGAAAAGTATTTTGTGACTGTGATTGGATGGAAAATGGTTTTTCTTTTAGAAAATTAGTACCTATCGATGATTGCCAACCTTACCCACGTGTCTTGACCGAATTTACAGAAACTTTTTTAGTGTATCTTTCAGAAAGGTTAAATGATAATGTTATAACCGTGATCAAAAAATTTTTATGCGGACCTGAAAAAATATCTTTCAAGCTTTTTTCTCAAAAATGGTTTTATGAAAAAGATTAAAGCTTTTGGGGAATAAAATATTATCTGAAATAAATGGATATTTTAATTATAATTTGCGGGGTATTAGCATTCGCAATCATAGTTGTAAATCTGCTCAATTTTGTATTTTGCAAAAGAAAAAAATGGGTAGAGGAAATCCAATTATTTGATAAATTGATAGACAAAAATTGGGTAAAAAATCGCTGGGATGATGAAGCTCCTTATGTCAGAACTCCAGTCCCAAAAATTATCTGGCGTATTTGGTGTGAACCAGGTCCTTTTGGAACTTGTGGTGGACGTAACGCTCAAAAAAATCCATGGACACAAACAAAACTAATGGCACCCGAATGGGAACAACGAATATTTGAGGACGGTGAAAATTGGTCACTGGCTCAACGGTGGTTGGAAACAGAATTTGGATACGATCACGAAGTGACACAAGCCTTTAATTTATTAAACAATGAATACGGAGCCGCAAAAGCTGATTTGTTAAGATACGCCATCATATACATTAATGGTGGAATATATTTGGATATGAAATCGTGTATCAGTAAAAAAATCCCTGAAATGCCACCCGACAAAGATATGATAACTTTTCAGTGGAACACAATATTCGCACCACAAAGCCATTTGTTTACACAAGGTGGAGAATATGTTAATTGGTTTTTGTACGCTAGACCAAAAGCACCAATCATGAAAGAAATTCTAAGAACAACTGCTAAAAATGTTTTGGATCTCCACAAAAATCCTTACAAAGCTTTGCAATTAAATATATCACAAGAAGTAGAGTCTCCGACTAAAGTTCATCCAAAAGGTTTGGTTCTTGCGGTAACCGGGCCAATTATGCTTACAAAGGTAATAAAAAACTCAAAGTATTCAAACACGGTGCATGTAATCAACAATCCAATAAAAATTAATATGTTAAATGCTCCTGAAGCGACGGATGTCCAGGGTCACACGCCAATCGCAACTTATATGTGCCAATCAGATTTAAGCACAGGTAAAAAACATTATAGTAACGCAAAAGGTCCTTTGGTTTTTCCCGCCGAAAATGCCTTATATATACCAAACATTTTGTACACCACGCATGAGAAAAGTAGTGATTTTACCACAGAGTTATTGACCTTGCAAAAATGCGAGGAATTTATTAAAACTTATTATCCTAATTTTGTCGAAGATTGGATGCTACTAGAAGATGAAAATAAACTTTACTCAGCGTCAATAACAATGTTATATGTTTATGGGGGAAACATCGGTAATTGGCAAACTAAACCAAACTTACATGTTCCAAACACTTGGTATGTCAATTTTACAAATTTTGCGATCAGCACACCGCCGCGTAACCCAGTGCTGCTTGCTTATATCAAAGATATGATATCTAACGGATGGGTGCCGAGCACTGATTTTGAATTTTATGTTGAAAAATCATGTGAAAATCCGCCGTTGAGAAATGGGAAAAACCTAATGTTAAATGGTTGGTTTGTTACGGTTATAGATGATAAAGCACCCAAAAACTTTCACATATATGTGATAAACCTAAAAAGGTCGGAGGGACGAAGAAATCATATGATTTCTCAGCTTAAAAATTGTCCTATACCATGGACAATAATATCAGCGGTGGATGGTAAAGAAAAATTGCCGGATAACTCTATTCCAATAAACGGATTGAGACAGTTAAAACCGGGGGAAATTGGAGTTTTTTTATCACATCTCAAAGTTTGGGATTCTTTTCTTAACAATTCGCATGCTACAACCGCTATTGTCATGGAAGACGATTGTGAGCTACCTGACAATTGGTGGCAACACATAACCAAAACAAGCGATGAGTACATACCCAATGTTTGTAATTTTATGCATTTGGATAAGAAACTTTACAATTTTTATGATACCATTGGAAAAGATGTTGAGGACTTTTTCCCAGAAAAATTTAATCATCAACTACGGAGAAATTCCTAGCATTTATCCAAAGTTTCCTGCGGGGATCCAGAATTAGGTTTGGTTTGCTATGCTATTGACAAACACGGCGCACAAGTTTTGTTAGACAATTTAAAGACCATTTTATGTCCTATAGATGTACAAATACATTTCCCAGAGATCCGAAAACAATTAAAATGGGGTAAACTTCGTAATAACGTTATCGACCACGGAAATTTTGCTTCTGTTGTGCAATAAATAGTATAATATGTATGTTTACGCATACATATTCTTTATTCCGGCAAAGGATAAGATATTTTCTGTAATTTCCAAGAAGAGATACTTCGAGCTACCTGAGGTTCACGTTTACCCCAAGGTCTGTTTTCTATCCAATTAACTTGAATTATCAAACTTTTGGTTTTATCGAACTTAAATCCAACTATTCTCCACATGTTTAACATATCTTTTAAATGTGTGTTTCCATCGTCAAAAGTTGTTATTTTAACTAAATCACCTACTTCCATTTATCTTTAGTGTATTTATTTAGATTTACATGACAACTGTGAAATATAAGCACACAAATCATCCACCACGTCGTCTTTTTCTAAAAAATCACTGTATATGTCTATAAAAGCATCGATATCTTTTTTGTCCCTGACAATGACGGAGCTACTCACATCCATTTCATCTTTTAGAACGTCAGTAAAAGCTTTGTAAGCTTTCCCGGTGTTGATAAACCTTAAAATAGCGGCTATTTCTCCTTTTTTGTAAGTGTTTTTGTCACGTGACTCAAAAATAATATCAATATTTAGTTCATCTGATGCATCCATCGGATCTCTTATACTTTTCTTGTATAGCACCCCGAGATTATACAGGTCGTCAAAAAAGGTTTCGCTTGTTTGTTCGCCTAGTTCTGGGTATACTTTGTAAACGTACAAGTCATAATTCCAGATATCTTTTTCCCCATCTGTTCGTCTTAATTTATGAAGAGGTGGTGGCGGTGACTGACTTCGATTTCTTTTACCCGTGGTCTGGGGATATTCAATTGTAAATTCAACTTTTTTAGCTTTACTCATATACAACTTGTAATAGAAAAAGTGCAAAAATTCATTTTTTACCGAGACGCCTTCCTTTACCTGGAAATTTTTTCAAAGGTTGTAAGGTTTTCTTTTTAGCAAACTGATCAAGCCGATTTTGCATTTTGTCAGGTAACACATCGCTGGACAAATCCACAGGATTTTGCAAATCAACTGCGCTATTTCTTCTGTGAACACTAGTTCTACGCTCTGGGACTGGTGAAGGTGGTTTGGAAATTTCTTCGAATTCTAAATCGCAATCTACGTCAACTACGCAAACACTGGATTCTGGTTTTGTGTCTATTACGTCAAAATTCAATTTTTGACCCATGTAAGGTACAGAAAAAGTTGTATCTTTGTTTAAACAGGTGAATTTTCTCAGAGCTACCTCCAGAACTGCTTTTGGATTGCTTAGATAAGAATGTAGCTTAATTTTGATGTATGTTGCTTTCGGAATTTTACAATCAAGAATTTGCAATTTTTTCCCCTCTCCTATAGCTAATTGGTTCATAATCCAATATGGAACATAACACGTTCCGTTAAGCGCTGTAAACTCTATCACCCCAACGCACATGCTTAACGCAGTTTCCGGATTTGTAATTTTAAAAATTAATGGAGATCCATCGCTTGAAGGTTTAACTTTCAACAACGCTTTTTGTGGTAAAATTATTTTGTCTCCATCTTCGTGGAAAGGTTTGTTGCTCATGACCATGGGCCAAACGGTTAATTTGTCGCGATACATGCTTTATTTTTACAAACTTTAAAGAGTTGAAAATACTTTTGATTATGCTTAGACGTTTCATACTTTTTTTAACATTTTTACCGATGTTAGTTAGCGAAAATTGCACTATTCT